TCAGAAGGAATAAAAAAAGCTGGCTCGGAAGTTCAGAATTTCGCCTCTGGAGCTGCTGCCGCGATACAAGGCGTAGATAAAGCATTTTCTGGTGTAAAGACTGCAATAGGAGCTTTGGGGGTAAGCCTTTCTCTCGGTGCTGCAACAAAACAGATTATTGCACTTGACGATGATATGAATGCAATCGGTATGCAAGCAGGAATTTCAGCTGAAGAAGTCAATAAACTTAAACAAGCAATGTATGATGTCGCGACTTCGGCTGATGTAAAACTTCCGATGGAACAGCTTAGGGCTGCTGGAAATGCCCTTATTGCACAGACAGGCGACTATCAGTTTGTAATAGAAAACATGAGGAACATCGGACTTGCAATCAGAGCTACAGGTGCTGCAGGATCCGATATGGGTATGCTTTATGCCGTATTCAATACAATGGGATTGTCCGCTGAAGATACAGCAGAGGCTTTTGGAACTCTTGTAGAACAGGGAAAAGCATCTGGATTCGTTATGAAAGATATGGCTGCAATCGGCCCGAGACTTATTGCACAATACCGTGCGTTCGGACGTGATGGTGTCGGCGGTGTAAAAGAAGCTGGTGCAGCTCTTGAATATATTTATAAAGGTATTCAAAACGCAGATATTACAGGAACGGCTTTCTCAGCTCTTTTGTCTTCCTTTCAAGATGTAAATGTTCAGCAGAAAATGAAGGTCGGACTTGGCGTTGATGTTTTTGGTGATGATGGAAAAATGAAATCTGTCACAAACCTCATCAAGGAAACTGTTGAAGCCGCGAAAGGTGACGCAAATATTTTGAGCCAGTTATTCAATCAACAGTCTATGAAAGCTCTCAATACAGCTATTGCAGAGTATAATAAAAATCTGGAAGAGACAGGAGTTGGTGCAGTTACTGGCATTCAAGAATTTTTGGAAATGACAGGCGATGCTAATTCTGTTCAGGCAGATGCTGCCAAACGAGCAGAAACTCTTGCGGCAAACCTTACAAATCTTCAGAATTCTTTTTATCGCTTTGCGGATAGTAGTTTAACAAAACCGTTAAAATGGCTGACAGATGTGCTTGATTATCTCGCTCAGGATCCGGAAAGATTTAACAGGGTTTTCAAGGTAATTGCCGGAGGAGTCGGGCTTATAGCTGCTTCAAAAGGTCTGGCGAGCGTTATGAAACTTTTTTCCGCGTTCAAGAATTTTAAGGGTGGCGGAAACATAAATATCGGCACAAATGCCGGCGGAAATGGAATGCCAGTGTATGTAACGAACTGGGGCGGCAAGGCAGGAGCTTCCCCGTTCCCAAGTACAGGTGCGGCTTCGGGAAATCAAATATCAACAACGAAAACACCAACAGGAAAGGCAGCTGGAACTCCGCTCGGTCAGAGCAAGATACCAAAAGGTATGATGGGAAGAGCTGCCGGAGCAGGTGCTTTGTCTGCGGCTCTTGTTGCAGTCCCTCAAATGTTCAACGAAATTCGGGATATTAACGCAAACGAGGATATGACAAAAAAGGAGAAGAATATCGCTCGTGGCGGTGCCGTCGGAGAAGCCGTCGGAAAAATCGGTGGAGCTGCCGCAGGTGCGGCGGCGGGTGCTGCAATAGGGTCTGTTATTCCGGGAATTGGAACTCTTATTGGAGCGGCTGCCGGTGGTCTTATCGGATATTTTGGTGGTCGTGGCGGTCGCCTGCTCGGTGAGAAAATTGGTGAGGCTGTGTCTGGTGATGATGAGAAGTCTGAAAAAATAGGAAATCAACTTCCTTCAGATGTTATTCCGATGGAAAACTTGCCTTATGAAATCACCAGTCAATATATGACAGATGAACCAAAATATACTGGCCAGACAACAGCAAACCTTGAGGGCGAAGTTGCAATGAAAGTTGATATTGATATAACAAACAGAAACCCGACTGTAAGTGCCGAGTTCATACGGAACACAACAGGCGGTCGCGTTATGCCTGAGCTTGGCAGCGCACCAAGAGCGAGGGAATTGTTATGAGTACATCAAGCGCAGCACTTAACTTTGATTCTTCTCTTCCAAGGACATACAGCGATTCCTGGCGCGAGGCTTACGGACAGGATTCGGATACACCGCGACTCACATCATACCAGGCACCAGACGGTGAACCTGTTGTTTTTGCATACGATTCCATATCTCTTGGCGGCGGTCAGAATGTTGATACAGCTGAATATCCTTACGGTTTCTGGAGCAATGAAAGGCTTGGAGAAAAGCCTCATACAATCCGAATTAAAGGACATGTAATAGGCGAAAATTACATAAAGCAGAGGTCGCTTCTCGTAGCGGCCTTTCAGGTTCCGACCGATGACGATGCACCCGGATTTATTGACCTTCCTCTCTGGGGACGTTTCAAGGTCGTAGTTGAAACCTGGGATGTGAACGAAGAAAAGGCAAAGACAGGAATGTCAGACATCAGCATTGAGTTTGTGAGAGCCGGATATTCCGACACGAAAAGACTGGATGCAGCTGTTTCAAACTTGAGCAAGCAGAATGTAGACAGTGCGGTTTTCAATATGAAGAAGGTTGCCGTTTCTTCTTTTGCAAAGGCTGTCGAAAAATCAAAAGATACGAATATGCTTGCTTCGGGATTCGGCAAGCTCACGAAAACACTTGCGAATATCGTGGGCAGGGTGCAGGGTACAAAATCGGCATTGAACTCGATGGTGAGCAAGATAAACTCAGTTACAAGCCTCATTGCACAGGGAATCCGCGCTCCGAAAGAACTGGCACAGGCTTTCGTTTCGTCTGTCTTCGGAATTGTAAACGGTGTTCTTGAAATCAAGAATGCTGCGGATGAAACAGCCTCTTACTTTATGGGGAGCGATGAAGATTCCGATTCGGACGGATCTTCTGCTTCCGGATTTTCTGCCGATGAATCTGCAACGGAAAAATTCATAGAGCGGAATGAAAAGAATGTGATGATGAACTTTCTGACGGCTTCGAACTACGAGCTTTCAGACGAGGCAATAACCGAGCAGCAGTGGAATACAAAAAAAGCTGTGGAGAATCTTTACAGAATGTCGGCTTTTGGAGCCGTGGCACAGCTGTTTGTAAAGTCAAATCCTGATACTCAGAGTTTTGACAGGCAGCAGGGACTTTGGACTATGTTTGAAAAACTTGAAGAATCCATCGATAAGGAAAATCCTGATGTTTATGCGGCTGTTGAAGATACACGGATTGCCTGCGCAGAAGTCCTGCTTACTTACGACTATGACAAGGAACTTACCAAAAGCATCAAGAAATCAATGCCGCTTCTTCCGCTCGCACTGTACCTCGGCTGTGATGCGGAGAAAATCAGAAGCCTTAATGAAATCTCTGATTCATTCTTGATTGAAGGAGATGTAATTTATGTCTGAGGTCGCCGTAGCAGTCTGGAACTCAAAGACACATAAATATGTAAATATCTCTTACAGGCGAATAATGGTTCGTAAGTCGCTCGATGAAATCTGCCATTATGCCGAGGTCGAGATTTCTGCAGCAGAGCGTAGTCTGTTTCATAAGCATGGTATTTTTCAAATCCGTTACCTGAGCAAATACATTACTGAAGGGCGCGACAGCTACGGCGGCGGTTACGGCTTCCATCCTGTTACGACTGTTTATATTGACGAAATAGACGAAGAAACGGAAAAGGCTTCTCACGGAGTAATCATAACAGGACGGAGCGCAGCCCGCGACATCATAGACAGCAAGTGGAGCGACACGATTCTTGGAAATCCAACCCTGCTTACGGTTCTCCAGCAGATTGCCGGAGAGTTCGGTTTTGAGAAAAAAGATGTAATCTGCCTTCCGACCAACAGGGGCGATATTACCAAAACAGTAACTTCCTTTTCGTGGGAAAACGAAAGTCCGTGGGCAAAACTGCTGACGCTGGCAGATGCTCAGGGATTCATAATCACTTCTAATCAGCTCGGAGGACTGTATATCTGCCAGCCCGCCAGAAGCTCATGCAGCTGGGGTTTTGCCATTGAGGAAGGCGTGAACTTAATACATCCGAGAAGAAGCGAAAGCGGAGCCGAGCAGTTCCATGAATACATCGTAAACTGCTGTAACAAGGTCGGCAGGGCAATCGACAGCACCTGTCCGAACAAACGCAAGCTCACGATAAACCTTTCGGAATTCATCATCGACCAGGAAAAACTTGACCGCCGTGCAAAGACTGAAATGCTCCGACGACGAGAGGATAAGATTGTCTGTCCGTTAAGCGGCTGGGGGCTTACCGAAGAGCAGATAAAGAAGCTCGGCGGAACATATCACAAGGAAATCTTCTGGGAAGTAAATCTTTTAATTCCTGTTAAAATACCGTCCTATGGCTTGAATGCTAATATGCTTATATCGCAGGTAGAATATACGGCGGACACGCAGTCGTTCTCCTGCGAGGTAACGCTAGTCAAGCCAGAGGCATATCGTTGAATATTGGGGAAATCGCTTCAAGAATCAGGAATATTTTTCAACCGGCAGAATTCGTCAAAAGGAATGACGACGGATCTGTTCAAGTCAAAACAGCCTACAACCGCACAATAGACAATCTTGAAGAAGCGTTTCCCTATGGTATGAAATCTAAAGCAACAAAAGGCAAGGTCACCGTACTTTGTGCCGGTGGCAATCTTGATGCAGTTAAAATCCTTCCTGTTGAATCAGCAGGGGGTGCGCCGGAACTTGAAGACGGCGATGTTGCTCTCTGGAATGAAAAAGGAGTATATGTTCTCCTCAAAGCAGACGGAACTCTTGAAATCACGAACGGTGAAAAAAGCCTGAATAAACTTCTTTTAGACCTTGCTGATGCACTCATTCAGTTTAAAACTTACGGAAGTTCCTGTGCACAGCAGACAGACCCTTCTTCAGTTCAATCCCTTACGCAATGGAAAGAAGACTGGAAGAGCTTGTTTCCGGAGGGATAGCACAATGATGAGTGAATCCTCTTTGTCTGCAAAACTTCTTTCTCTTTTCCAGTCGATGCACGATGACCCTATGAGCGAAAAAGATTATGCGGACAACCTTGCAAAGATAATCACTGACCATATTAAGACTGCCGAGGTACAGGCTGGAATTAAACTGACGGCTTCAGGAAACATGGGGCAAGTCGCAGGTTCAACGATTGATTTGGGGAAAATACAATGATGCTTGGAAAAATTGAGAACTGGCAGGATATACGAGAGCTTGTGCTTATGAGCATAGGAACGGACAAGGGCAAATGGTGGGCTTACCCGGAGTTCGGCTCGGAGCTGTGGCAGCTCCGTCAGACCGGCAAAATTGACGGTAATACAGCCGGAACTGTACGACAGATGATTCTTGACAGCCTGCAATGGCTTATAGATGACGGACTTGTTAAGAAAATCGAATGTGTGGCAGAACGAGCGGACAAGAACCGCATAAACTACAGGGTTAAGGTAACTAAGCCCGACGGACACGACTTAATGGTGGAGGACACTTGGAATGGCATCTACTAGACCGACACTTGCCGCCCTGCTAGACAGGGCTTACTCAAATTATATGAGCCTCTTGAAACCGATGGAACGAACGCCACGGTATAACCTCATTAAGGTTCTTTCTTCGATCCAGGCAGGAACGCAGCATCAGAATCTCGGCGACCTTGATTTTCTGCTTGACCAGCTTTTCCCGGACACTGCGACAGGAGTATTCCTTCGCGGCCACTGGTCAGACCGCGTTCCGGCTTTGTATGCGAGTGCCGCAGTCGGCACTGTAATTCAGACAGGTGTTGCAGGTGCTGCACTTCCATCAGGGCTTATCTATCAGTCTGCAAACGGCAAGCGTTATTATACTTCCAAAACTTACACCATCGGAGCTGAAGGAAGCGTGGAAGTTTATGTTACGGCTGAAGAAGCCGGAAGCGCAAGCAACGCGGATGCCGGAGCAGAGCTTTCAATCGTGTCTGCCCTGACGACAGGTCTGGACAGTACGGCAACAGTCGGAAGCAGCGGAATAAAAGGCGGAGTTGACGGAGAGAGCGACGAGGAATATTTAGCACGCGTTCTTGAATACGAGCGCAATTCCGTCCGTTATGGAAAGCCGGGAGACTATGCGGCTTGGGCTGTAGATTCAAGCTCGGAGGTAACAAAGGCTTTTGAAATCCGGAATTTCGGAGTCTTCGGTGCAATCCTTATACAGTGTATCAACGGAAATCAGATAGACGGAGTTCAGCAGGTGTCAAACCTTGCCGCTGTTGATTTATATATTAAAAGCAAGTCAGTTCCTGTCCTTTATACAGTAAGGACTCCAGAACTTGTTCAGATTGAGCCGACAATAGAGCTTCTTGATTCTGAGGATACAGCCGAAAACCGAGCGACAGTTCTTTCCAGACTCAAGACTTATCTCAATGTCAGGGCTGCTCCCGGCTCAACATTTACGCAGGAAACATTGCAGTCAATAATCGTTGACGGAGCAACAATCAGTTCCGCAAGGCTTACGCTGCCGGGCGGAAAGGTTGAGACGACAGCCCTCCAGTATCCTGTCCTGGGAGATGTCACATGGAATTAAAAGTCGGAAGCGAAAAGGACTATAAAGATGCCTTGAAAAAAATGCTTCCGCAGGGAAGCTATTGGGACAAGATAAAGGACGATGAAGAAAGCGACGTCAACCTCATACTTTCGGGCATGGCAAAAGATGTCCGCTGTTTTCGTGAGAAAATGGCAGAAACTCTCAGGGAGGCATACCCTGCCACAGCTGATGAAACCCTTGAATCATGGGAACGGGTAAGGCTCGGAACTACAAATCCCGACCTTCCTGTTGAGAACCGCAGGGCTTTGATTCTTGCAAATGCCGGATTTTCTGCCGTTTACAAAATAGCAGAGAGTTTTGGCGTTGAAATCAGCTGCGATTTTCCATTTAAGTGCGGCTGTTTCGGCTGGCAGAAAGCAGGACAACAGAGGCTTGGAGCACAGAACACGCTTTCGGTAATCACCGTCAATGTAACCGGCGGAGAGAACCTAGAGAACAAAGACGACTTCGAAGCGGCAATTACAGACCACCTTCTTGCTAATCATCTGATTACTTTTAAATACATCACGGGTGGAAAAAGCTTTGAAAGTATTGATGAACTTTCCTCTGCCGTAAAAATTGATTTGACACCCGAACACGCATATACGCCTACTGCTTTCGGCAGGGCGACTTTCGGACGGACAAGGATTTCTGCACCGTTCATGGCAGATGTCGCTATCGTTCGTGTGCAGGGCTGGCGTTCAACTTGGAAACGCAAGGACATAGAAGAAGCTGTGCTTTCGCTTGCAGGAAAATTCGAGAAAATCTGCTTTGTGTATGGCAAGGACATTTTCTATGGCGGCTGTGCTTCGTCTGCGGACTGTCACACATTCTCAACGCTTGCGGAGCTTTCTGAGCATACAGGCGTTGAACTTGCGGAAAGCGAACCTTACGAAGCGGCATATTTCGGACGGAACAGGTTCGGAACATCAAGGTTCACCAAGCCACAGGCAGTCGATGTGATATTTATAAACATCAGCGGTTACGGAGCGGACTATCGCAGGTCTGACATTGAAAAGGCTTTGATGACGCTCGTGAGCGAAAATAAAACTGTTTATTTCCTTTATGGAAAGGAGGCAATTTATGGCGGATATGTATCCCAATAACCAAGAAGTTACTATGAACGGTGAGGTGGTGACCTACCCGGGCGTAGATGAGAACGGCAAATTCACAAACGGAGATTTTAACAACCCGCTCAAGCCGCCGTCTTTCATTCCTGCCGAGTCGATTAACCTTTTGCTCGACAATGTAGGGAACTTCATCAAGGCACTCGGCGGAACGCCGAACAATTCAAACGAGAATCAAATCTCGCCAGCTTTCAGTTCGTTCATCAACGCTCTGAAAACAGAAAACACAGAGGCTCTTTCTTCTGCCGCCTCTGCAATCGCATTGAATATGTCGAGGACATCAAGAAACGCAAGACTTGGATTTCCTTACGGCAAGGAGCGTTTCGTCACCTTTGGCTTCGATGACATAAACCACCGCTCGGTCAAGATTGCTGCGGACGTGCATATTCGTCTTGACATTCCGACCGAGAGCGGAACTGAAGAACGCTGGTTTGACACAACGGAAGTCACATCGTTCAACCTTGACGAAGGTATCAGAACCGCGATTGCGCGGACAGGCACACGGACAAATCACGACGAAGGACGAGATTTCTACGGTTATCTTGTTCCAGACTTTGAGACTGAAAGCGGCGTGAAAATCGTCGTGAGCTGCAATGCTACTTATCCGAACGACATATCGGAGCTTTATACAGCGGCGAATACCCGCAAAATATTCAGCTTCCACACGCTCTGCGTGAACGCAGGAAGCAACTTGCAAGGCAAGATTGCCGAAACGCCGTCCTGCGGGCTTGTGGCTGGAGACACCGTGCTTGTAAAGCAGTACCCCGACGATGACGAGGACGGCTTCTACGACTTTTACAATGTGCCTGTCATCAGCGTAAAGACAGGTGCTCAATACGATGTCGTTACCGTGCAGCACCCGCTTGCTGGATTCCTCTCTGGTCAGATTCTTCCCGAATCGGTTTTCTGCATAGGCTTCAGACCAGAATCAGAGCCAGCTGGAATGGTCTACGACATCGACACAGACATTGCGGCTGACATTTACTTGCAGAGCGGAAAAGGAAGAAACACGGCGAGTGAATACGGAGCGACAATCACTGACACTCGCGCCCAGCAGAACCATCAAGACGACATGAGGCACATCAAAAAGCGTCTGCTTTTTGATTATGAGTTCAGCTCGATAGCAGCTGGAAGCAACGAAGGCACGGCGATAAAAGGTGCTTCTGACCCAGTAACTACAGGCGGTCATCTTGATACAGCCGAACGCCGTATGATTTCGTTCATCGGCTGCGAAGACTGCTGCGGAGCATTGTGGCAGTGGCTTGAGGAAGTTTCTGCAAACGGTTCTTCTGACTGGTCAACCTACGACGGACAGGCAGATTTCGGCGGCACTTATGGTGCTTCGTATGCTTTGTTGGCGGGCGCG